GCGAGATGCCCAGCAAGCAGAAATTTAGAGCTTCATCACCTCAACCCAGAAGAGAAAGTTAGCCACAGAATTTGGTCATGGTCTTGGAGACGAATCTTCGAAGAGACAGCGAAGTGCATAGTGCTTTGCTACGACTGCCATATTGCAGAGACAGTCTCACACTCGATAAAATTTGAACATGGTACACGCACGATGTACATGCACCACGATTGTCGTTGTTCGGCCTGTGTAGAAGCAGCCCGTGTGCATAGAGAGACTCAAAGGTCAGTGAGCGGCAGAAAGCATCAGCCAAGTTATAGGCCGAAATAACTCAAGCGGAAGAGTACTCGCCCTGTAAGCGAGAACGTGTATTTTCGACTAATACTTTCGGCTCCATTTCTATTGCGGGGTAGAGCAGTCTGGTAGCTCGTTTGGCTCATAACCAAAAGGCCGCAGGTTCAAATCCTGCTCCCGCAATCAAAGTTTCGACCAACGGACTCCAACGTTTAAACATGGAGGTACCCAGTCGAAAAGACTCACCCGGGCAACCATAAGAACCCCGTGATGGTGAGACTCAGCAACACGATGGCTGAACTAATGGCAGGGCGTGGCACACTTCCGCGTCCCTTATGATCAGGTGAGACCCCTGAAAAGCGATGGGCATCTGTGACCTGACCCATTATTAAAGTCCATAAACCCTTTCTGTCACACACAAAGGGATGGACAATGTGTAACGCTCTGGACCCGGAGGCTAAATAAGGGCGACCTTCGACCAATGGACGTTCAAGCAAGCAAGGCCGCTTGGCGGAACCAGTCGAAGATGAGCGGTCCCTGCTCGGCTCTGATGCATCAGCGCCTGAAAGCGTGACATAGGGTTTTCAGGCAGACTTTTTCCCGTGTACAAAATAAAGTCTCCAAGTTTTTAGCAAGCGTACTGGTGCAGCCGGACATGAAATAAGTTACCCGGGCGAGTACGCATGTGGGCCACTCATCTAGTGGGAGGATACCTACCTTGCATGCAGGAAAAACAGGGGTTCGAATCCCTTGCGGTCCACCAAGTTTCAAGCAGTAAAATCCAATAAGACTCAGGAGAACTCAACATGAAGAACTTTGTACTGTCACTTTGTTTGCTTGCAGCATCTCTGGCTTGCCCATTGGCATCTCAGGGTCAGATCAGATTGAGACTCCCTCTCCCGCGCATCGGCGTTGGCGTTGAGTTAACGGTTCCCGCAGTGCCGCCCGTTTGCGAGTACGGATATTATGACTATGCTCCGTACGCCTGCGCTCCGGTTGGCTTCTACAGTGAGGATTACTTCTTCAACGGAATCTTCATCGGTGTTGGCCCTTGGGCAGGCTGGGGATACGGCCATGGTTGGGGTGGGCATCGTTTCAACGGTGGCAATCGAGGCCGTGGCTTTGGTGGCCGCAGACACTAAAAGTTTTGGCGTGTAGCTCAACGGCAGAGCACTCGGCTGTTAACCGAATGGTTGAGTGTTCGAGTCACTCCGCGCCAGCCAAATGTCAAGTCCAGACAAAAACGGACCCCGAGCGACTGGGCGCGTGAGCGGAGCCGCACATAATACTTTGATAACCAAGGGAAGCCCTAACCGGCTTCCCTTTTTTATTGCTCAAAAGATCCAGCGGTGAGCAACGAGGCCCGAACGCACAGACTGTGCTCGTGGGCTTGGAGAATACCGTGACACACCAAGAGTATGATTGCAGTGACCCCTTACCGCATGCATATCGGTGGGGCTGCAATGCAGATAGTGCACTATCGCCTGAAGAACTACAAGATTTCAAACCCCAAACAAGGAGACTCAGACATGACTACGGCAGAACAGGTAGCAGTAAATGAAGCAAAAGCAGTCGAGGTAAAGGCTGAAGCAGTGAAGCAGGTTGAGTATGAAAAGACTCAAACAGAGGTTGCTAAGGTTGCCGAGGAGATCAAGGCAGAGACCACCAAGAATGTTCCAGTACCTGCCAAGCGTACGAGACAGCCTTTGACAGCTGAGGAAAAGCTAGTTCTCCGAGAGATCGAGAACGAATACCTGAAGGCACAGATTCAGATCACGACTCTGAGCAACACTACGCAGAACGCGCAGAAGAAGTTTACGACTACGGTAGAAGGCTTTGGCAAGAAGTACGACATCATCCCAGCTGAAATGCAGTTTGACAACGTCGCGCTTGAGTTTGTAGCGATACCGAAGAACCAGTAAGGAGCCAGCGATGGCAAATGAAACGACTCAACCCTCCGAGGCTCTCCCAAAAGGACCATCGGAGGAGATTATTTTGAAAGCCACAGGGCCAGTAAAGGTGGTCCGTGGCAGGCGCGGAAGATTCACCAATCAGAAGATGCCCAAGACCGTAGACATCACTCGAATGGTGAGAAATCTGATGCTCGAAGAGGACACAGAAGATGGACAGAAAAAGATCCTTAAAGTGTTCAGCAATCTGTATGAGAATGCCATTATGTCCGCATTCAATCCCGTGTTCGACAAGTTGGGGAACCTAGTCATGGTTGACGGGAAACCTTTGATGGTTAAAGATGCGAAAATCGCCATGTCCTCTGCTCAGAACGCTAAGATTCTTCTGGAGAGAGCGTACGGAGACGTACCCAAGAATGAAGAAGAGATCGAAGCTGGAAAAACTCAGGGCGTGAAAGTGGTGATGATTCCGTTCCCAGAAGTACTGATGAACCAGATTGTGAAGGAAGATCGGCCCCGTGAGCCGTTGAGGCCCGCCTTTATCGAGGCAGAAGGCTTCACAATAAACGAGAAGTAAGGACTCAGGTGTCATGCCGCGAAAAAAAATAGTTGAGGACAAAGAACGACCAGCATATATCAGCTCAGATGGAATCTTGGAGATTAGCAAGAAATTCAAGCTGCAAGAAAAGCAGACTGAGCTTTTAGAGTTGCGTACCCGTGATGGGGTACCTTATTTGATGCCCGTAGCCCCGCAGTGCCTGAGTGTTGGGGGCTTTCGATCAGGAAAAACTGTAGGCTGGCTGATGTACATTGTCCAGAACTACTGCTTAGCCTATGACAACTGTGATGTCCTTGTTCTTCGCAGAACTTTCAAAGAGTTAGAGTCTGGCGCAATTCAAGACTTTAAGACTTTTGTGCCTCAGGAGCTGTACAAGTACGACCAGACCAAGCACGTAGCGACATTCATGAATGGCTCACGCGTTGTTTTCGGCCACTGCCAGAATAACAAGATGCGTGACATCGACCAATACTTAGGAAGTTCGTATCCTGCGATCCTCGTAGACGAATGCGGACAGTTCTCTCCTGAAGCATGGGGCATGCTCTACTCACGTAACATAGTGAACGGAGCTTGCATACCGAATCAGCACGGGCATCTGCCTATTCCATTCATTGTTGGTTGCACAAACCCACTTGGACCTTATTACGAATACTACCGAACACTGTTCGTGCAGAAGGAACCATTCGAGAAGCCCGAGGATGCTAAGAAAGACTCAATTGGGCAATGGTGGGTAGAGTCAAATGGGGAGTGGCTGAACATATACGATCCCTTGCTCTACGCATACCAGCGCTCGACTGCTCTGGATAACCCTGAATTCTTGAAGAGGGATCCCGGGTTCATCGCTCGCATGAATTCTCTGCCCAAAGCGCAGAGGGACAAGAAACTTTTAGGATTAGATGGCTCCGTCGAAGGTCAATACTTCGAATGTTGGGACCCGTACGAGCACGTTATAAATTTACGCGAAGATCCAGAGGCAATAATCTGGCAACCATGGCAACCTGTCTGGGGGAGTCAAGACTGGGCCATGGGGAAGCACTACAATGCCGCGTACTTGTTCACCAAAGCGCTCGTAAAAGTGGGAATTGGAAACGATTACAAGACAAAAACGGTGTGCTTCAAAGAGCATATGTCTCTTGGTGGTAAAACCCACATAGAATGGGCCGCGATTTTCAAGAGCATGTGCAAATTGCCCACCGGGGAGCTTGTAACCCCCAAGGCAATACTGTTTTCACATGAAAAATTCTCCAAACAAGTAAGCGCACACTCCCCAGCAGATGAATACTCCGCTGAGCTGATAAAATTAGGGTTGCCGAGGGTGACCCGAGCAGCTGCAGCCGCAGGCGACCGTGTTGCAGGTGCATCTTTGATCTACAACATGCTCAGAAATGGAGAGCTGGTTGTCTTGGACACCTGTCAAGACATCATAAATGCATTTCCGACGCTGATGCGTGACCCGGATATGCCAGATGACGTACTCAAGGTCGATACGCGAGGTGATGATGCGTATGACGGCTTCAGATACGGCATTTATGGCATGCACAAGTCGAAGAAGAAGCCGCAAAGTCAAAAAGTAGAGGAGTATGCTAAGACACTCGACCCGATGGCTGCGTGGTTTTACAAAATCAAGATGATTCATGACGCACCGAAGCCAAATGTGCCTTTCCGACAGCGTGAACAGCCTGTTTGGTTAGGGCACTATAATGGACAGGTCTAGGAGGACTCAGATGGACGGATATGAAGAGACTTGGGGGGCAGTAATACGTCAGTTCTTCCGCGACTTGCTCGGTAGTAGGTACATGGAGCACCTTGAAGAGGAGCTTACTCGTCTCAGGCAAGATCAAGATAGATCACTCCACGAAAAAGATGTTATAATCGCAACTTTGAGAGAAGAAAAGCAGCAGCTTAATACGAAGCTCATAGTTTACGAAAATACCGTGCTGGCACACAGCTCGCGCATGGGTGCAGAGGTCGTTGCTTACCAAAAACCGAAACCTCCCTCTCCAAAGTTCGATTTTTCCAGCCTTCCTCCTACAAAGTCTCGCTGGCAAGTGGTCCAAGAGCAACACGACACACAAATGGCAAAAGAATTGGCCGAAGAGGCAAAAGCACCTAAGAAAACCGAAGAACCTGCTACCAGAAACTTCGCAGGCGAACAAGGAGCAGGATAATGGCAGAAAAAGAAAAGAAAGCAGAGTGTTACGGGGATTTGTGCAGCATTCACGTCCGCTGCGCGGAAAATGGCTATGAGATCTGCTGCAACTACAACTCGGAGCAAACTTTGAGTCAAAAAGCGGGTTGGGTGCCTTGTTGTCCGAGTGAAAGCAAGGATTACGTGGAAAAAACCCCGGAAGCTGCGGCAAAACAGTTTTTGGAGATTCTGAAACACAAGAATTGCCCATGCAGTAAATAGACGGCTACAGCCGAGGAGAAATTGAATGTACACTACAAAAACAGGTCAAAAGTTCGGCAGCAGCTTCGTTGGTAAGAAAAAGGACGCGCTGCATTCCGCCGACGAGAATGCTCCGCATTTAGGTCCTAAATCTACCGATATGCCCTCAGGGAGCCCTTCGAATTCCGCTGCTAAAGAACCTTCACGTACGAACCCAGCGGGAGAGGCAAAGTTTTCTGCAGCGAACGCAGCTGTGCCTGATAACGATGTCAAGGCAGAGCCAGAGGGAGTCGATGCAGGAGCCGTAGCAGCTGAGCACGGACCCGCAGCTAGCGTTACGACACATCATGATCACAAAGCTGGAAAGCACATGGTAGTTTCTCATCACCCAGATGGGCACATGCACTCTAGTCAGCACAAGTCGCATGCGGACGCACATGCTGCCGCGAAACAGCTGTCAGGCCCCGCGAATGAAGAGAACACGGACAAAGATCCGAACGCTGATGCAGGACAGGGCAATATGTTTGGTGGTGGTGAGAGCGACGGCTTCAACATGCCGAGCTTAGGGTAAGGAGATTAGCAATGGCAACTATGTCCAAAGATGGATCGAAGAAATTCGGGTCGGCATACAAAGCTAAACGGTACGACTCGTACCACGATGGTGAGCAAAAGGTAGAGGATGTCACACCTGAGCATCATGGGGAAGATCACGCTAACCTAGAAGGTGCAGACAAGGTAATGAAGAATGAGCACGCTGAGGATGCATCTGTGAGTACGCCTGAGTCGGTTGTGCAGGCCCACGGTCCTGCTCATACTACCCATGTTGATCATTCTGACGGTGGGCACAAGGTCACTTCAACTCATGATGATGGCTTTGAGCACACGATGACCCACGGAAGTGCCAAAGAGGCGCATGACAGTGCTGAGAAACTTTCTTTCGAAGCAGGTGGGGAAGATCAGAATCGTGATGTGAAGAAGATGGATCACAAGCCGCAGCAATCGGCAAAGTCTGAAGAGGAAAACTTCGAGATGCCGGATCTTGCATGAGGAGCGACAATGCCAGCAGGAGATCAAATGCAGGATCAAAAGTTTCTGCTGGACAATCAAAACCGTCCCAAGCCGAAACCTAAGCGCAAGTTTACATTTGTAGTAAAGAAACCAAAGAAGGGCGAAGGGTTCCTCAGCGCAGACTTTGATACTCGTAATCCCGGGTAAAAAAAAAATGATACACGGAGGTGGGTTATTCCATTTGTCAGCGCAAAGCAGCGTGCTTTTGGGCACGCAAACCCTGAGAAATTCGGAGGGG